TTTCGGTCCTGTTCTGGCATTGGTAACCTTGCTGGCGATAACCTTGGGTTTACAACAGGGACACACCCAGCACTCCACCAGACGACCTTTTTTCTCGGTCTTGATAATCTTGCCGGTCTTTTTATCCCGCCACAAGATATTGGGTAGTTCTTTTTCTTCTGCCATAGAATACCTCAATTTGTAGTGGAGCAGACATCGCTGACTATAAATATTGCCACAGGCACACGGAACGCACAGAATGTAACGGATTCACCGTCAACCTTACAGCTTCCTATCGGGAAAGCATACTGTCCGGGAGTGGAGATTTTAACCTCTGCTTCCGTCCACTTTCCGTCATCACCGAGAGAAGTGCAAACACATATTGTCCCGGACGAAGGGGAAAGTTCTGTGGCAGCAACATCTTTCCATTCGCCGTTACGGTTGAGATACCCTGCTGCAACCTTTACCTTTTTAGCTTCAGCATCGTAAGAGAGGGCAAATGGACCCTCATACACATCCTGTGCGATCGCTCCCAAGAGAATGACTGCTTTGCCGTCAGAAGCAAAGATAACCGGCGAACCAGTCGCACCCCGTGTGAAAGTCGATGGGCTGGACTTTGTCGGAGCGGCATAATCGCCAGTCCCGGAAACCTTGACGGTTGCCGGACCGCAGATAATACAGCTGCCGATTCCTTTGGATTCAAGTTGATTTACCAGAACGCCCCACGGTTTTGCAGGGTCAGTCAGCGGTTCGGCTGGGACTGCGTTGTCGCAAAGCGAACCGCTGTCTGAAAAGTTGACTGCAGTTCCGGCAGAAATGGTACTGCCGGAGTTGTTATACACTTGAATGCGGATCATGCCCCCGGTTGCCGAGATCGGTTTCCCGGCAAAACCATTGAGAGCATTGATGAGGTGACGGACATTATTTGATAAGAGCGCATTGGGCGTAAATTCCTGCCCTCGGCTCACATCCGGAAAAAATGCCATTTGTCACCTCACAGTCCCAAACTGCTGAAAGAGGCATATTCGCAAACTTGATCCACATATATCCCTTCCACCTGCATTTTTGGTGTTCCGTTGTTTGCCACCGTTTTGCTGATTGCCCATACATATTCAAAGCCTTTTTTGGAAACGCTTTTACCGCCGACTTTGACTTTGGATTCATTGGGCTGTATGGCAAAGTTAAAGGTCACTGTAACCTTTTTGGCTTTCTTTGCCGGAGTGGAGTAACTCATACCGAGAAACATCACTTCTCCTGCCGACCAACCTTTGAAAGTGCCGCTGTTGACCTTGCCGACCAATGCGGCAACCTTCTTTTTGTAGCTGGTGGAGAGTTTGCTCACCCTCATCTGCACGGTGTAGGTTTCCCGGAGCTGAGCTGTTGGGATATCAACCCCGGTGATTTCACAATCATCGCCGGTCTTACCGTTCCAGCCGATTGCTCCACCGGGGTCTTTATCCCCGAACACTTTTTTCTGGGCCAAACTGTAAAGCAGATGTTTTGAACCTCCACCGCAATCAAAACTGATGGTGGGATCTTCATCGTCATCATCGTCATCACCGCCCCCAGAGGACGAAATATCCTCCGTTTTATACAGAGCATTGATTTTGAATGTCTGATCTCCACATCTTTCATCAATTTCGATGGAGTCAAGAGGCAAATCATTCAGCTCTTTTGCGGCAACTCCGAGAACTGCTGTCAAAGCGGTATCTTCATCCGCTGCTTCGAACACGATATAACGGATTTCGACAGACTTGTACTTTCCGTTCTTATCAATGGACTTGACGTGTTCCTTGTAGTCCATTTCTACTTTTGCCATAACGTCCTCCGTTATTTGTAGGTTAAAGTTCCTCCGTTTCCGGAATCTATCCGGCGAAGGAGTCGATTAGTTTCCCGTCCCTGCCGTACCATCTGTTCGGTGGCACTGGCAGTTCGGGCGGCTTCAGAATTACTGCCGCCAAGCATATCGTTAAGTTCATCAGCACTCCATGAGCCCATGGCGCGAGTATAATCACTCTTTTGAGCGGCTTGCTGCGTTCCGTCTTGAGCCTGCCGGAGTCTGCGAGTGTACTTGTCCACCATTGATTCAGCTTCGGTGAAAGCTCCTTGAGCATCGTCCAAACGGCGGCGTTCTGCATTGTCGATTTTTCCGTCAGCCTGTGCTGCTTGAAGTTCCCGTTGGAACTGTGCTTTGGCATCTTGAGCGGCTTTACGGTATTGAGCAATCAGCTGTTGTAGTCTGGCAATACCGGCTCCCTTATTGTTTTTCAAAAGGTTGTCAATACTGCGATCCTGCCGTTCCTCTGCTCGGCGTTTTTGCACACTTTTTTCGGCATCATCGAAGCGGCTTTGATAACTTGAAACATCTTCCTGCAACCGTTTTGCTGCTTCAGCACGGGCGGCGGCGATGCGGTCTTGAGCAGTTTTGTCAGCTTCGGCAAGTTTCCGTTCAAGTTCAGCAATCTTCTGCTGGTCTTGTTTATCGTGGTCTTTTGCCCGTTCAAAGTCCAGCATGGTTTTGATCAACTGCTTGTACTCATCCCGGAGGGCGATAATGTCCTCGATCTCATTATCAAGTTCACTCTGCCGTTCTCGCCGCAACCGCCGTTCAATGTCAGCCGCTTGCCGTTCCGCATCAGAAACATCACCTTGAGCATTGGCTTTCGCCTGGGCGATGCGACGTTCCGCTTCCCGGTCAGCATCAACCATCTTGCGTTCCAATTCAGCAATACGGGTCTTATCCTGTTTGTCGGCAGGCTTGGATTTTTCGTAGTCCAGCATGGTTTGGATAAGTTTTTTGTACTCATCCCGCAGGTCGATGATGTCCTGAATCTGATTGTCAAGGTCAGACTGTCCTTCACGCTTCCACCGCCGTTCAATGTCAGCGGCACGGCGTTCTGCTTGAGCAGCCGCATCGGCAGCTTGCTGCTGTCGCAGGCGTTCCTGCTGGATGTTATCTTCTGTAGACTTGCCATCAGAGCCGGTGACCGCATTTTTGTCGTTTTCGCTGATTGCTTTTTTGCGTTTCCGCAGAGCTGTTATTCTTTGGCGATATGCAAGAATACGGTCATTGTTGGTAGCGGTCTTATTGAGTGCTTCTTCTTGCCTTCCGGATATCTGACTCCACAAATTGTGGTTCCAATATGAGTCAAGAGCCTTATTTTCCCGATACAATTCGTCAATGTTTGCTTGCACTTCGGATATTTCCGCATCAAGTTCAGCAAGAGCCGCTTCTTTCATGGCATCGTTGAATTTGTGCTGGGCATCAGTGGCAAGTTTCAATTTGCCGGTGACTTTATCAAGACCAAGACCGAGTCCGGCATAAGCATCATTCAGTGCGGAAACAATACTCTCTGCTTCACGCTGTTCTTCTGTGGTCAGCTGTTCCTGTTCAGTCAGCTGCTGAAGGCGTTTCAGCTGGGCAAGATGAGTTTCTTTTAATGGGTCGTTCCCGGCGTTGATCATTTCTGTGGCTTCGGCGAATTTTCGCTGCGCCTCAGTCAGGCTGGTAATTCTACCATTGGTGGCATCTACAGTCAGACCGAGTTCACCATATTTACCGCCGAGTTGAGAAATAAGCTCATTAGCCTCTTTCATTTGTTCGGTGTTCAATTTTGGCAATGTGGCAAGCTCCTGCAAGCGTTTTGCCTTATCGATATCTTCCTGACCGCTGACCTTCATCCGAATATCCTGAAGGTTTGCTGCAACCGTGTTCAACCGTACAATTTTGCCGGTGATACGGTCAACAGTTACTCCCAGACTGCCATACTGCCGTTCCAGACGCTGAATGATTTTGTCAGCTTCGCCTTGCTCCTCGACCGTCAGTTTTGCCTTGAAAGAGAGTTCTTTCAATCTCTCAAACTGCGGCATATCCTCGGCTTTGATCTTGATTTCCACACTTCCCAGCCGTTTGATGGCGGCGTTGAGGTCGGATATCTCAATACCACTATCTTTAATAGTGATTCCAAGGTCGCCGTATTTCTTTTGCAGTTTTCCTGCAAGGACACGGGCTTCTGCCATTTCTGCATTTGTCAGTCGTTGCTTCTGAGCAAGTTGCTGTAAACGCTCCATTCTGGCTTCATCCGTTCTGCGAAGTTGGTCGCCTTTTTCACGCAGTTTGGTCGCTTCATCTGAGAGCTTTGCTGTATAGCTTGCCGCTCGGTAAAGAGCAATGCACACCCCAGCGAGAACAGCCGTCAGTGCAATCAGCGCAAAGGCTACCGGGTGAGCGGCAACAAAACTCATCACCGCTGACAAAGCCATCATTGCAACCGCAGCCACCTTTGCCGCCGCAGCAAGCAGAAAATTTCCTGCCGCAACTGCCCCGACTGCGATAGTCGCTTTTATATTTGCAGCGGTAAATGCCGCAACAATGGCGATTCCAGCACTCCGCACTGCGTTCAAGGCAGATGTACTTGTGGTACAAATCACCTCGGCGGCAGCTTGAGCTTTAGTCGCAATAGTCGCTCCGATAGTGGCGATGGTAAGCCCCGAAAGTGCGGTGGTCATCGCTGTCCAAGCGGCTGCAATAGCTCGACCTGCCGTCATTGCTCTTTCGGCAATTGCCTGTGCTTTAAGAGCAACTGTCGCAGAAATGCTGGCAAGAGTCATACCCCGCAATGCTGTAGTCATTGCAACCCAGCCGTTGACGATGGCGGTATTGGCACTCATGGCAAGTTCAGCGGCGGACTGTGCTTTGAGGGCGATCGCAGATCCGATACTGGCAAGCGTCAAACCTTTAAGTGCGTTGGTCATAGCGAGCCAGCCATTCAACAGGGCTGTTCTTGCTCCCATTGCCATTTCAACAACAGACTGTGCTTTCAGAGCGACTGTTGCCGAAATACTGGCAAGCGTTATGCCCTTAAGTGCCGTTGTCATGGCAAGCCAGCCGTTTAGGATTGCCGTTTTTGCACCCATCGCCATTTCAACTGCCGCTTGAGCTTTGAGGGCGATTTTTGCTCCGATGCTTGCAAGAGTCATACCTTTTAAGGCAGATGTCATGGCAAGCCAGCCATTTATCACCGCTGTCTTGGCACTCAACGCCATTTCAGCCACAGCTTGGGCTTTTGTAGCGATCGTGGCGGCGATGGCGCTGTTCCGGAAGGCTGACAAGGCACTTGTCATTGCCTGCCACTTGGCGGCAAGAAAGCTCTTTGCTGCAGCCGCCGCTTCCGCATTGCTCATCAGGATAATGCTTGCTCTGGCTCGATTGGCAGCAGAGCTTGCCACCCCCAATGCAGCACAGAACTGTTCAGTTCCCACCATTGCAGGGATTGCAAGGTTGCGGTAGTTGGCAAACGCCTGTCCGATCAGCAGGATCGATGATTTCATGGCAGTTGCCTGGGCAATACACATTCCTTGAACAAAAGCAAAGCCTTTGGTCACGGTCTGCAGTACGGCAAGTCCGGCAGATACACCTTTGGCAATCACTCCGATTGCAACGAGGGCAATTCCCAGAGTTGCCGCACCTGCTACCACTACCGCAAACGCAGTTACCAGTCCTTGATGCTGTTCAATCCACTGTGTAAACACATTGATGACATCGGTTACCTTTTTAATGAATGGCTGCAAGGTGCTGTTCATGGCGGCGGCAATGGCGTTCATTGCCCCTTCAACAGCTGACATCAGCAGTCGGAATGAACCACCGAGTCCTGCATCCATCTTTTGGGCGGTGTCAGCTGCAACGCCTTCCACATCCATCAACTTTGCCAGCATTGCATCCAATTCATCAGTATTTGCGGTCAGGGTCAGACCGGCAAGAGAACCACGGATATCAAAGATATCTTCAGCGAAGGCGAGCTTTTCAGCGGTCGGCATTGTCTGCATGACTTTGGCAATATCACGCATGATTTCTGCCATTTTACGCAGGTTGCCGTTGGCATCCAGTGTTTCCACACCAACAGCGCGGAGTTGCTCCTGGACTTTTACCTTGGCAAACTGGCTGAAACTCTTACGCAGAGCCGTGCCAGCGAGTGACCCCTTAATACCCATATTGGCAAGGACTGCCAGTGCTGCACACGTTTCTCTGACATTTTCCCCGGCTGCCGCCGCCTGCGGTCCTCCCATCTTGAGAGCTTCAAAGAGGTCGGTCAAAGTCTGGGCGGACGAGTTTGCTGTTACGGTCAAAACATCGGAGATGTCACCCATTTTCTCCGCTTCAAGTCCAAAGATCCGGAGGGAGTTGGCGGCAATATCACCGGCTTCTGATAAATCTGTGCCAGTTGCGCGGGCCAAGTTCAAAACATCGGCAATAGCAGCTTGGATTTCTTTTGGAGAAAACCCCATGCGTCCGAGAGCAACCATCGCATCAGCAACTTGCTGGGCAGTGTAAGAAGTTTCTCTGCCGAGCCGTTGGGAGGTGATGGTCAGAGCCTTAAAATCATTGTCGGTTGCCTGCGTAACTGCCTGAACCAAACGCATACTGTCATCAAATCCCGCAAAGGATTTTGCTGCCATCACAAGCGGAACTGCCATTGCTCCGGAGAGCATCAGCAGATCTCTGCCAACAGTCGTACACGTTTTGCCGAAAGCCTGCAACTGTGCCTGTGCCGAGGTCAGATTTCTTTGGAGCTTTGAGGTTTCGGCTGTGACCTCCACATACGCAGCTCCGGCGCGAATAGTACTTCCGATACTCATGACGCTCCTTTGCAAAACACATCTTTAAGTATTGAGAGAGGTGCTTTGGTGATTTTCTGCACCTTCTGGGCATACGGGTTAAAAGCATCCGGTTTGGCGGGTTTGCTCTTCTTGGGATCACGAACCAAATTGACGACCAATGCCATCAAACTGGCGGTCTGTTCCCATTCCATTTGTCCCCGTGCATCCGACATCAGAACAAGTTCCCGGAGTGTGAATGGATCGGGGTTTACTCCTGCGATTCCTGCACATCGCCAGATGAGATCGTCAACTGTTCCAATGCCTGATCGATTTTTGCATCGAACTCCGGATCGTCCAGGAGAGCCGTCAGAGCCTCTTTGCTCTTGGCTTCGAAGCGGCGCGAGGCTCCAAGGATCTTGTTGAACACTTTCCGCTTCGCCAGCGGGAAAAAATCAATAACTTCGTCCAGCAAGGCGGTAGTTGCGTGTTCAATGGCATCGCCAGCCATGGCACGCCCGAAATCTTCATCGGAGACATTCTGTGCATCGGCTTCCGGTTTGCAGACTGCGTAAAGCACATCTACAAGCAAAACAGGATCGGAAGCAAGGCGGTCAAGCAATCCGACATTGGGAGCTTTCCCCGGTTCGATCTCGATGATTTTTGCCAAATCAACGTCACAAAGGGCACGGACACGCTTGATCGTGCCGACAGTCACAGAGAGAGTCCAGGTTCTGCCAGTATTATCAGTAAAAGTTTTCATATATCACATTTTCCTTTACATTATATATTAAGGGGAAACACACTCCGGCGAACCGGAGTGCGGCAGTAGTTTGACGGAATTACGCTCCGCCACCACCGGAAACCCACTGCGGAGCGCGTTCCGAGGCGGTCGGCTTGGCGGTAATGGAGACGGAGAGAGCTTCTTCCAGAGGCTGTTCGATAGAAAAGCCAGTGATAGAAAAGTCCGCATCCAAACCAGTGCCGTTACCGTCCGATACAAACAGCGACAGCGGAGTGTTGTTGAAGTAGGCATTGGCGAAAGCGTTGTAGTCGGTATCTTCAGTATCATAGAGGATGCTGAATTCCAGACTTGCTTCTTTCAGGGTTGCCACGGAAGCTCGCCAACCGGCAGTAGCACGGGTGGTGACATCCGCTTCGCCGGACTCAAGGTTCAAAGTCAAGTCTTTCACGTTTTTGACTTCGGTGGAGCCCTGCGAACCTGCAGTACCGCGCATCAGCACGGCATCAAGACCAAGAACAATAGCCATATAGGTGTTCCTTTCAGAGTTATTTAACAGATTTATCCCAGAGAGCTGGGAGTTTTGGAGCCGTTGCCTGCAAAGTCGGTCCCATGAGAGGTCGCTTGGGGTAACGGCGTTTACGGTAAGTGCCGCCGAATTCATGAGCTTTCATCGCCGTGCCGATAAACTTTTCAGCCGGACCGACAACTACACTTTGCCGTTGTCTTTCAACTCCGAATAGCAGAGACCGTTTCAAAAGTCCCTGCCGGGTGTTCGGCGGTGAGCCGGGAGAGGAAGCATTGGCACTTTGGGTGACCCTGTTTCGGGCGGCTTTGCGGACATAGGCTCCAGCTCGGCGGAGAGCTGTAATGTTGCCGCGTTGCACGGCAATCAGAATTCGGCTTTCATCGAATTCGATGCGTACCTTCATTTGAGGACTTTGAAGGTGAGTTCGATCACGCTGGTAAATTGTCCGCGTTCACGCAAGTGATCGGGGGAGTAGATCGGGTTATAAGCAACGCATACACACGTTGCTGTTCCCAGTTTTTTATTGAGAAACCCAAGTCCGAGTCCTTCAACGAATTTCAAAAGTTCCGGCAGTTCTTCCTCGCTGCCACGCTTGAGGATGCCGATTTGAACACGGGGAAGTTCCTCGTGAGCGGCCCGGGAAAGCGTTTTGTATTGCGTTCCGACCGGAACTACAACTACACGCATTTCATCCAGATCCCGCAGTTCAAATTCAGGAAAGAATGACAGCTCCGCGCTGTATTCTTCCAATTCGGCAACAACATTTTCGGCAAGTTTAACAACTTCACTCATTTGACCACCGCTACAATTACATTGCCGACAGCCGCAAGTAATGCAACGACCGCTGCCGCCAGAGACGACATAATCATTTTTTGCATATCTGCGGCAGGCCGACAGGGTGGGATGTGGTGAGAACTGTCTTCGAAGTGCATCTTCACCATACCCCTCAATTCAGCGATGTCCAGCCTTGCCTGATTGAGTTCGTGCCAGATGTCCTTATGATCGGGAGAGTCAGGCATTTCCAATCTCCTTTGTATGAATTCTGCGGGTAATGTGCTGCGGTCCAGACCACCGCCAGATCGGTTCGGAATTGGGCGCAAGCACCTCAAATTCCCGTCCGGCATAGATGATCCTGTCTCCGCGTTGCGGCTCAATGGGCAAAAAAGAAGCCCGGATAAGAAAATCCCGGCTTTCGATCCTTACGGTTACACCGTATTCATTTTCTGCACGGAAAAGTGTCCGTCCCAAAGTTGCATTCACCGTTGACGGTGTACCGTTACGGGGAATATATTCAACAGGGACGGATAAACACCTTTCACATTGATCGTTGAGCCACTCTGCCGCTGTCCCCAGCAGATCCATTACTCAGTAGCGATGATACCGACCGCGCGGAGAGCAGTCAGAATCTCATTGGTTTTCTTGACGAGAGATGCGATGGCATCTTTGCATTCACATTCCGTGATTTCAGCAATAGTCTGTGCCGGAGTGCCACCGGAGTTATCAATGAGGTCATTGATGGGATCACCTGCGACAAAGGTGGTGGCAAGACTGTAAGGTGCGTTCAAAAGAACACGGACAGTTTCATCTCCATCTTCTGCCGATGCGATGGCTTTGCCAAGGTAGTGGTTGGAACCGGACACCAAGGTTGCTTTCTGGGCTCCTGCATCCCAATAAACGGTAGAACCGGAGGGAATCTGACCGGCAGCTTTGACAATGTCGAACACGCCGACCACAGCAAGACTGCCGAGAGTGTTGGCTTCAATATCGAGACGGGCAATACCGACAAGGTCAGCGATCACGATGACGGAACCTGCGGCAACAGCAGTAGTGGGACGGTAATCAATGGAATCACCTTTTTGAACATAGCGAGCAAGCATGAAAAAATCTCCTGTTTATT